CGTAGCGGGATCAAAGTATCCGCCGTTCACGCCTGGACGTCCACAAGCCGTACGAGTTTTTGGCTCGGACTGGAGTTTCTGCCAGGTAGACTGCTGGGTAGGGTACAGAGCCATTCCACCCTGTGACCAGCCGTATGCACACCACTCAGCACCCAACGCGAATGCCTCATTCACCTGATCGTAGGTCGCAAGCTCGGCGTCGTATGCAGCACATACTGCCGGAGCATCATCGTATGAGTAGTGATTGTTACCTACATGGAACACTTCACTCTTGGAAATAGTCTTAGGAGCCGATGCAGTTTGATCGGTCGTAGACGGAGCAGGCGCAGGAGCTGATCCTGACGCAGAGCCACTAGGTGCTCCAGAACTAGCCGATGATCCGTCCAGAGCATGGTAATCTACATGCAACATTCCGTCTGCATAATAGATATTTATAATTCCCAGCTTCGTTAGCAGAAGAACAAACCCAATCACAATCGCAATCACTACAAGAGTCGCAAGCAAACTCCCAGTAGCAAAAAACGTTACAATCGTTAGCAGTACAAGTACTGATGTAACGACCATCAGGGTTGCACCTATATCGAGAACCATGTTTGTTGGCGTAGACCCTCCTGGGATTACCGGCGTAAGAGGCGCCTGCCCAGGAATTACCGGATTAAGTGGATTGCTCATTAATTGTTGAGGCGATAATAAATCAACAAACGCATTTTACCCGACAACGGGAATTCTTTTGGCCCGTGTTCTTCTACTCTACCGTCATCCAGAGTATACCACGAACTTCCAACAGAATCACGGCCGTACGTCCACCAATGTGATCCATTATAGCAACAAACAGCCAAGAGAGAGTACTGGATCTTATTCAGGCTCAAGATACTGGAATAGTCTACCGACGAGTCAGTACTTACCATATGAAACACCATAACTTGCGGAAACGACCCAATCAGTTGCTGCTTCGTACATCCAGTCTTCTTACAATCCTCACACTTCCAATCCGCAATTTCGTGGGGAGTTACCGTATTTGTAATACATGTAGAAATAGGTACTCGCTTTCCCATAGACGATAATGAAAACTCGGTAACCAAATCCTCTTTCAACTGCTGCTTCTGGCAATTCTTGCAAATAATCGAATCGGCAATCTTGAAGCGACAGAGCTTATCCAAAAAGGGTAGCTTGTCACATAAGTACACGAAAAGTTCATGACTGTCACCAATACTTAACCCTGCGGGCATAGCCTCCGTCTTTACGGCATCAAAGAATGACTTTAGACCATCGCCTTTAGATGTCCAAATCTGATACAAAGCCTGATCAATCGCATTTTCAGGATCGTGTGTTTTATCCGCGTACCGTTGCTGAACTTCCGGTATACGAAATAATGACTGTAAACATGCATTCACCCAACAACTTCCAGAGAAATTCCGAAGTCCGAACATGTCCCTTAATGTAATATCTTAGAGAAATCGGTTAAAAAGGGTTGTGGTGGTCCATCATACGGGAAAGCGTTCTTGAGATCTGGATTGAACTCTGGCTCAACTGCCATACCCTGATCCGATCCAACCTGGCCTGGACCTACTGGGTTTACGTACACTGAAGACTCTCCGTACTTACCGTCACCTGCAACACCTCCCGCAGCCGTGCCTGCTCCAGCTCCTCCTGGTCCAGCTCGTCCAGGTCCACCAGGTCCACCTCGTCCAGCACCTGGCTGAGGAGTAGTGTCGGGTCCAAAGATCTGGGGGTATGGTCCTCCAGTACTCTTACCATTCTTGCCACCACCGTTCGTGCTTGAAGGGAACGCAGGAGGATTGGCACTTGGACCATAAATTGGATCTAAGCTTGTATCTTTTGGTTTCGTTCCGTCCTTCTTAAATGCATCCAGCGTATTCATTAACTGGCCATCCGTCATATTTTCGCGCGAACGGTAGAATAAAATTACGAGGATAGCAATTCCTACCAGAACCCAGATCCACATTGTCTTTGTTAAAATATAAGAAATGGCAAAGAAGTCGCGTCGCGTGACTCGTCGTCGTAAGCATGGAGGCGTTCAGAGTCTGTCTGATAACCAGATGATGGGTGTACAGGCAGCTTTAAGCGGAAAGGATACCGCCGTTCTACTCGAACCGGATACTCCCGTCCCTGCAGCTGTACTAGCAAAAATGCCGGGGTTGCACAAAACTGCTATGTCTTCTCCCGAAGATCGGAAGGTAGAAATGGCGCCAAGTCAGGTTCGTAAGGCTGGACGCAAGACTCGTCGTCGTAAGGCTCGTCGTGGTGGAGGTTTAGGTGAGAGTTCGGCTACGTGGCCACCAGATAAGTCTTCATTCGGGTCCAAGATTGGTTCCCCTGAGAATACTGATAATCTGATTGGATATGGCGGAAAGCGCCGTCGCTCACTGAAGCGTAAATAAGTAACGGGTCTGATTCAGATCAGCTAGGATCTCATCGCGGATATTCATGAGATCTGTATCGTTCTTGGATAACAGAGCAGGCAGACGATCGGTCATCCATGCAATAGCCTCATTGAGTAGAGCAGGTGCCTGTACGTCATCGTAATTGCGCAGACGGATTGTGCCAGTGCGTGGCGTCAGCTTGGGACGGCCGTACTTGCCAATATAGACTTCGACGAACTTATCAATAGAATCATCAAGCTTGTCAACAAGATCATCGGTAGATTTATGGCGAGCATACTGCATCGTCTCCCAATGATAAATCTTGACCTGGTTGCGCAGAGTCAGCATCAAATTCACAATCTCACCGCTCATTTACTATATGTTGGTAATTTTTGATCTAGAGGCATTGCTTCGGTCTTAAACACCCCGCTGGAAATAGCTCCTTCGCTAGCGGTAATACCCTGCCACGAACCGGACATAGCATCATACCGTGCCTGGATTTCGGGCTTCTTCACTGCCAAATCTAAAAATCCAGTCTTACCCTTCGATGAATCCGACGTAGGGTAAGGTGCTGGCATAGATGATTGAGGAACAGGAGTTCCGCCAACTGCGTTCAAGTATCCAGACCAATGCTTGTCCATTTTGTTGTCTCGTAAGAATTAAATGAAGGAACTGGACGGAGCAGGATTGAAAAAGGAGATAAGCTCCGGCAAACCGGTAGCGGTCTTCTTCTATATGGATGGATGTCCTCACTGTGAGAAGATGGAAAAGCCATGGGAAGATCTGGAAAAGGAAGTTCCTCGCATGGTTTTTACTAAGATTGAGAGCAAGAATGTTCCGTCTGAAATGGGTGTTACCGGCTTCCCTCACTTTGAAGTTCATGGTAAGTCAAAGAAGGTAGCGGACGGGTCATCTACGAAACAGGAATTAAAGAAGAAGTTATTTGGTTCCGGAGGGCGCCGGAGCACTCGGAGCCGTACCCGCCGGCTTACTCGTCGAGTTCGAAAGCGTAAGCTCTGAGCCACGGGCAGGCATGTACCCCTCACTTAGCTGCTTAGCCTGACGAGCAGGGAAAGCAGACGAGTAATCAGGCTCATTCAGTCCCTTGGACAGCCACTTCAGGAATCCGTCCTGGTCGTTCGGGATGGTGGCCGACTGTAGGGTGTGGAAAGGCATAATAGCCCGAGCCTGATCAAACAGATCAGATGTGTCCATGTAAATATCGGTCGTCTGCTGGAACGACTTCATAATACCAGCCTGGACATCGCGACGAATAATTGGCGCGGCATCGAGGCGATCCGGGTTATCGGTAATCTCCGTAAGTAAAGGATTCATAAAAGGGTTTGCGGCAGTGGGCATCGTATACTGCTTTCCACTTACAGCAGCCTTGAACGTTTCCAGAACACGTCCGTGAGGAAACAGCGTGAACAGAGCAACCGTCGCACCCATGACAGCTGGGATGGCGAGGAGGTATCCGGTGATCTGCGTCGCCAAGAACAGGATCACTGAAAAATATACTGAGAAGCGCACGACAGCATTCAGTGCCTGTACAGTCGTCATAGACTTTGTCGGAACAAATCGACTCCACTGATCTGGAGCAAAAAGTACAGCTGGATCCTTAAACCAGATTTGTTCGGTCATCTTATTTCTAGCTTGAGTTTTTATCGCGCTGTTTCTTCTGTAGCCGTGCTAACATTCGCTGGCGACGAGCCTCCGGGGAATTTCCGACTAGAACCGCAGCTGGCGTATCTCCCTTATTGAGACCTAAAGCATCGTTAAACATATCTCCAAACAGGGACGTAACTTTTGCCTTAATAGCCTCTACTTCCGCCGTAATCTGCTGCTGAGTGATTTCTCCGCGCTGCATCTTTCCCTTCAGAAGGTTCTGGATCTTGTTCACAAGCTTCTTGACCACTGGGTTCTCGGGATCACGAACCATTTCCATCAACTGCTCAGGGCTCTCGATATTCAGATTGAATTCGGAAGGATCAATCTGCTCGATAATATTAGTGAACAACTTCGCAATACGAGTATTCATAATGAACTCCAAAATAGACTTGAAATGATCTTCACTGTTCTTATCGTTCAGAATCTTGTTCACTTCGTCGCTCTGGTTGCCCGTACCGGTCCAGTAAGACTTAAAAATTTCAATAATAGATCCGATCTTGTCCTTGATATCTCCATGCAGGAATCCGCCAATCATACACATCTGGAAATGCTTCCACAGCTCCTCTTTGGGGCACTCACGCTTCCAAAGAGCAGTCAAATCCACCCCAAAAAGAGTACGAGCCTTTTCGGTAAAGAACGTATCGTCGCGCTGAAGAATCTTGAGAGCGTCTGGGTAGTACGTCTCAATAGTCTTTAAATCATCCTCGAATTTCGGGACGGGCGAAACGTCCGGAAACGCCTTCCGAACTTCATTTAAAAAACCTTCAAATATCTTAGTTGTGTCCATTTAGCTTTTATCCTGAACAAATGTTTAAGCCCGATTTCCGCCACGGGAAGCCATCTGAGCCTTGTTCTCAGCAGTCAGGCATACGCATCCAGTGTCCGTGTTAAAGGCTGAAGGGCAGCAATCGGCCTCTACCTTGTTACCTACGAGGTACATCAGCTTATTCGGGTCGTCAGCCTGGGAAGGCAGAGAACCGGTAATTGGGGCGGCCTCGTTGGCAGCCCAGCCGGAAACACCGCCGCCAATATCCACCTGATCATAGGGTCCCATTCCCGATGCAGTTAGCTCCTTGCCAACTGGCTGCTGCATAAAGCTCTCCTTAGACGTCGGCATCACGCGAGAACCGAAACGAACGAAGAGTCCGGCCAGAACGGCTGCCACGAAAAAAGCGAGAACGATTGCGGTTTTGTCCATTTATTACTATGAGTAGCGATTAAAAACCGGAGGCTGCAATTAGGGATGCCAATACAATCGCCAAAACAAGTAGTACGGGATTGAACAGGGCAAGGATGAACGAAATAGCCAGAAGAATAAACACGAACGTCTTCACGATTGAAATGAACAAGGTAACGAACGACCAGACAAAATCCACAAGTACCTGGGCCAAGTATGCTGCAATATACCCTTCTCCTGCGAACCGACTCATGACGTCACGAATCTTGGCTAGATAATGAACGAAAACACCTGTAGAATTAGCAGCCTTTGTCAAGGTCTGGGCCATGAATGCGAACATAAACTTGCGGATGTTGGAAAATACGGTACGGAAAGCACCCAGAGGTTCCGCTAGATCATTCAGAGAACTTGCCAGCACTCCAAAGTACGAATTTATCTGGTCAACGACGATTCCCCAAATACTTCCCGCAAATTCGTTGCTGCAGTGTACGAAGTTATCGGCGGCACTTACGTCTGGGCGAATAAATCCAGCGACTGGCATATACATCGGGTTGCAGCGGTGTTTTGGCCATTCATCATGTATCTTTGACCAGTTACCTAATCCTTGTACAACAGCAATTGCAAGAAGCGATGCAACTGTTGCTAAGATGACTACAATCATTCTACTGATGTTATACACCTATTTTTATTCAGTATTTTTCTACCTTGGACGTAATCAATGATTTATCCGTGATCAAGTTGAACTTTATTGTGCCGTTTACTAGGTGACGTACTGTACCACGTACCCGTTCTCCATCAAACATATCGCCGACATTAATTTGTGCTAAAGCAGGATCTGCTATCCCCGAAACAACCCCAACTTCCGTGAAGTCCATGAAAATATGACCTTCAATTCTGAATGATCGCAAGTGGGTATTGATACACACTAAGCGCTTGCTGTCATGCGTACGTACAGCATTAGGGTGCTCGGCGACCGGAATAAACTTATCCTTGTGCCAGACCTTGTGGCCTCCTGATACCTTTGTATTGCCCAGTATATACATCGGGACGTCTGTGCCGTCAATAGAGTAGACTGAAGTTACAGTATTAATATGCGGCAGGGTATCTCCAAGCTTCAGGTTTTTCATGTACGTAATATTGCCAGAATTGGTCTTAATTACGGTATCTTCATCGAAGCACAAAAAGTTCATCGTCTTTCCAACCGGACCATTAATCAGCGACTGACCGGTCTGCTCTCCTGCATAGAAGATGTAGACGAAGGACATCATGATACCTACTAACCGGGCCATGAGGGTGCGCATACGAATAATGATGTACTGGAACTGAGACATCAAGTTCTCAATCTTTCCAAATACGGTACCCACAATGCCTAGGAAACCTGTACGCGTCTGTGCCATCATTCCGCGCATATCATTCATAGCACCTCCAATTTGGGTGACAACGCCAGTTACCTGAGAAAACTGAGCCATAATTGGATCAACTACGAAACCAGTATAATCCTGGAAACTCTTCATCGTACAGTCCGTAAAGTTCTTGAAAGGGTCTTTCCCAACCAATCCTGCAAAGGGCATGTACGCAGGATTACACCGGTAAATTGGCCAATTATCCTTCAAGTCTTTGATGTTGTTCATCACGAGCATGTACAAGCTTGCGCCGGCAGCCACAAGTGTTGCCACCACAACTATAGTGGTTTCCATTACTCTTAACGGTCAAAAACACAAAACGGATTTGGCGAGGTTGAAAATAGGTGTTTCAAAGATGGACTATCATTCTATGGAGCTGCCTGAACTCAAGGCTATTGCAAAAAAGCACGAACCCAAAATCAAGCATTACTATATCATGTCACGAGCACAACTAATTCAAGTTCTGCTCATGGACAAGTTTCCCGATAAGATGATCTTGGAAAAGAAGACACTGAAGCAACTACAAGCCGAAGCTAAGGAACGTAACATCCCGAAGGTTTGGAGTTTCCGACGACATGAATTGATGGAGATCCTGTACCCAACAAAAACGGAATCAGACAGCCCAGTTGAGAAGAAGGTATAACAAGATGTACGGCCAAAGGCACGCATCTAAGTCGGGTATTACCGGCTATACGGGTCTCTTCTGGGGATCTGTCCGTAATGAGGACGGGTCTACTCTAGAGTACGCCAGCGACTACTTCTTTGAGGTGGAAGACAACGGCAAGGAGGCCTGGGACATTATCAACGACAAGCTACATTGCCAACTGCAAACGCAGATTGGCAAGGTGGACTTTAATAAGTATCACTGGCAGTGTGGCTTTGGAGGCGACGAGATGGACGGGCTGCTAGATTTCTGGCTACCCACTCAAATTGCATGTCCGCCGGACATGCACTTCACGATCCTTGGCAAGAACTACGTGATGTCCTTCATCTATGGTGGCGATGACTTAGGTCTTGGCTCGGAAAAGGAGGACGAGGATAATGATGATTGAAAGAAACATGATTACCCACAACAGGGTCAAGGCCACGATATAAGGATACAAATACTGGAATACCTTCGAAAGAATAGGAACCAGTATGTTTTTTTCAAAATAAGCTTGGAATTCAGGGGTACTAAAGTATTGCAAGGGGTCAGCCGGCATCTTATTCCACCATTCGCTTTTATAGACGGAAAACTACCGATTTTTTTATTAACTTCATATCAAAGAAATGAAGGGACAGACGACCAAGCTACTTCTTGCCCTAGGAGGCGTTGTTGTCGTTGCGTGGCTAATTAGTACTTATTCTGCCGGAAAGGGCGCTGTAGGTGAGGGTCTAGAGACGATGGACAAGCTTGCCGGAGCGCTCGGCGTCCAGGGTCCTCTATCCGACTCAGGCCCCCATGGTGCTCCCACGATGTCTGCCGGTGGCAATGCCCAGCCAACGGAGAGCGTCCAGGGACGTCACCCTGCCTCCCAGTCCACGTACTCCGACACCACCCTGAGCGCCGGTGAGCTCCTCCCCAAGGGTGAGATTGGTGCCTCGTGGGCAGCCGTCAACCCTGCTGCGGTCGGTGACCTGAAGGGCCAGAATTTCCTCGATGCCGGTTACCACACCAACACGGCCATTGCTGGTGTCTCGCAGACGAACCGGAATGCCTCGTGGGATATCCGCTCAGAGAACCCCAATCCCCAGTCCAAGGTTGGCCCTTTCCTCAACACGACGATTGCCCCCAACCCGTTCAAGCGTGGCCTGGATGCGTAAATTGAAACTAGGTAAGTAATAATGTGGCCAGTAGCCTTACTTGGTACTGGATTAGCGTTAGCTTACGCGTCTACTCGCGGAGTAGCAAACTTAAACGATGTGAAAAGTCAGCGTGATGGCAAGATATACAAGGTTCAAAACTTACCTGACAAGCAGGATGCGTGTGAGAAAATGGCTGAAGTGCACGAGAACTTACAGAAGCTGATGGCTAAGTATCGTGATGATCCAGCTACGGCCGCAGATCCCCGCGTAAAAGTTCTACTTGACCGGTTTAATCCCGACAATATCTGCGAGAACGATATTAAAGCAGATTCTACATCCTATTCAGAAAACAAGGGTGAGAAGATCGTAGTGTGTTTGCGTGAAAAAATTGAGCCGTATAAGCTGGTAGATACGAATACGATTATGTTCGTAGTCTTACACGAAATGGCTCACTTGATGACGACGACCGTAGGCCATACTCCCGAATTCTGGACGAATTTCAAGCGGATACTTCATGACGCAGTTGGGGTAGGAATATACCGAGCCGAAAATTATTCCAAGTCACCAGTTTCATACTGCGGTATGCAAATCACAGATTCTCCAATCTAATGAATAATGTTGAGGAAGGAACTCATAAACGTTCTTTCAAAAGAGAAACATACTGTTTCCTTTTTTGAAGATGATAGTATTGAAACAGTTCGTGAACAAGTGGCGAAGTCAGCTAACAGTCACCCTGACCGAATGTTTATTCTGGTGTCGGTGAAGCTGCCGAAAGACTACTATACTGCCGATCCCCGAAACTGGGAGAATTTGTTCGATAGGTTATCGTACAATGGCAGGAATATTGAGAAGTCGGTATTTGACGAGTACCAGTTATCCTACCGAGTCCCAAATACTCGCGTAACTTTTAAGTCGATTGATCGATCAGAATGGATGGCGTACCCCGAAGAACTAAAGGTCTTGTTTTCTACCGACTGCTCAGAGTACCGTATTTTTGGAGTGTCGGATATCAAGTCGTTTATCTTGCCACTGAATACAGAAAGCTCAATTCTGTCCCGCATTCCTGCCCAGAATCTTCCGCGTCCAGACAATTCTATCTTGCTTTCGTCATACTACACTGTATCCCAAATTGACCATTTCGCATACAAGATTTACGAAGAAGGTCCAAATACTATTTACTACTACCCCTACCTTCGTTCCGAAACTCCCAATATTCTTTCCGATGAGAGCGTACGTATTCTAGATAAGAACGCCAAACTCTTAACCGATTTACTTGATCTACCAATCCCCAAAGATTACAAGCATTCAAGTACGCACATTCTGCATACCCGATTCCACATTCCTTGGGTTGAAACTGATTTTGGAAGTGCTGTGCGTACTCGTTTCGAACAGATCTTTTATGGTCTGACAGTATCGTCCACTGTACCATACATTGGTCTGTTTACGTCCAAAGACGAGATCAATCGCCATAAGTTTTTCACTGAGGATCCCAAGACCAAGGAAGCGTTCTTGGATATGTCTGATTGGAAGACTTGGTGGTCTAAATCCAAACCTGCCCGTAATCGTCCTACTCTGATCTTGTATCGCGGTAAATCCAAACACCATTTCGATCGCATCTTGGTCACTGCAGATTATATGATGGTTTCAACGAATCGGCCGGAAGAGAATACGGAAACCGTAGATGAGTTAAAGAAATCGTGTGAGAAATGGCTGAAGACGTTTGATGCCCTAATTCCATTCGTATCAGAAAAAGATATTCATCCCGATCGATGGGAGTTACAGGAAATGAATATTGCTCTGAAGTACCCTAAAGCCGTAGATACTCTGAGCATCTTGCGTTTCAACTGTATTACGCCATTCTACTCGATTGCCGACCAAACCAAGTCCCGATTCATGATGCTTCGTACTGATCATGCTAATTATGGCGTAACGTCCATTGAAGCCAAGCTGATCCAGATGTCACAGGAAGGACCACTGAATGCAAAAGAAGTATCTCAGGAACTATCTATGACGCCAGAACATGCGTCTCAATTAATCAACAGTGTCTTGGCCAGGCAGGAAGAGAATAATAAGTTGGGAGACAGGATTTTCAAGGGTTTGCCAATGATGACAATTGGCACTCATTCTATCAGCATTCGATCAGTGACTGAAACCAATTTGTCTGTGAAGTACGCCGATATCTTGCGATATGTTCTTTCAAATCCTGATTCAGATGAGCTGGATAAGATTTGTCCAGCACGAATGCAGACGATAGCTTCTGAATCTGCCGTTATTCAAACGAATGTTGTGGACGAAGATGCATTAGTTGATGATGCATTTGCCGATCTTCTTGGCGATTTTGATGCGGAGAAGGAAGAGCCAGTAAAGGAAGAAGCAGAAGAACCCAAAACTACATTAGATGTAGCTAACCAGCCAAGTACTATTTATAACTATTTTGCTAACCGTTTGCGCTCATTCGATCCTGAAACCTTCGTAGAAAAGTCAGGATACTCTAAGAAGTGTGATCAAAAACACCAGCCAGTCGTCATTACTCCGGAAGATAAGAAACGACTTGAATCAATTGATAAGGGAGCATACGATCCAACGACCAAAGCAGAAGATGGAACGTTAGTGGATGTAGAAGATCCGGATGGAACTCTAGTATGCCCAGAGTACTGGTGTATGAAAGACGAGATTCCTCTGCGCGAAGACCAGCTTTTATCAGAAGACGGAACTCTAAAATGCCCAGTATGCCGTGGAAAACTACAGACGTCTTCAAATGTAGATTTACGAGAGTATCCTTTAATTAAGCGCGAAACTGGTCAGATATATCCTGGATTCAAGAATTATAAGTCTCCAGGTAATGGAAAACGCATGCCTTGCTGTTTCCGCAAGACGCAAGTAAAGAAGACCGAGAAAGTATCAGAACTCAAGGATAAATATTATGTTTTCATTGAGTCTAAAAGTAATCTCCCTGAACTTCGTATTGCTAAATTAAGTCGTCAGACAATCGATGATTTGAACTTGAATGAAGATTACTCGGGACTAGATAATCAGCGAGTATCGGAAAACGGTGAAGGATTTTTCCGAGCAGGATTAGGTCATGCATCAGAAACACTGCCTCAATTACTCGGGATGACGCAGAAAATCCCGTCGCCACGCGAAGCTGTCCAAACTGTTCTGAAATGCTCGTTTATGCGTTTGTGGTCTAAGCAATCGGATACGCACGTAAAAGAAATTTACGATAAGCTGAGTGAGTACAGCGGATCGATTCGCGATAATTTGGCACGTACAATTTCCGGAATTGATGATGCCTTTTCCAGGAAGGAGTTATCACCAGTGGAAGAATTAGAATATTCTGCCCTGGCATTACAGTGTGATCTATTCAGGTTCAATGTGAAAACACAAACGGTTGGATGTTTATTGTACTCGTCGATCATGAAACCACGTACTCGTGGAATTATTATTCTGCAGAACAATACTGAACTAGATATCTTAACTAGTGCCAAGCGAGTAAAGAATGCGTTCGTGTACCGTTCTAATATTTTCGAAGCTCCGTTCGGGAAGTATGCTTACCGAATGGTAGAACGCCAGCGCGAAAAGGCTTGTTCTACAGAAGTGCCAAATTATACTGAAGCAGAAAAGGTTCGTGAAAAGTTATTCACTGAGCCATACTCTATTATCTTAGACCCGTTTGGACGTGGACAGGCACTCTACATCCCCAATAAACTTGTCTTGCCATTCCGGACATCCGTGCTTCCAGATTCAGATGTGCCACGCATATGGGGATTCTCTGATCTGAAACTGCCGTCGTACGACACAATGAAAGATATCCTACAGAAAGCAGAATCAACAACTACAGGATACGGATACCAGGATGCGTTGTACGACTCAGCAGGGAAACGGTCAGAAATCTTGACGACTAGTGGACTACGTGTTCCTGTCCTACCTGAAAAAGTCGGAACGGGTGAAGTGACTGATACCATTCCAACGGTAAACAAGATAGGAGAAGATGTGTTGGTATCTGGACTTCCAAACTCTGTTCTGAAAGAGAAGTATTCGGAAATATCGTACGATGCAGAAGTCTTGGAGTTTTTGGTGTTTCAGTTATCGACTGACCTGCAGAATGAAGAGTACCGTGATCTGCGTACGGCACTACGAACTCTAAATCGCAAAGAACTCGAAAGCTTATTGAAAAAATGGTACGATCGTGTTACCCAGTTTGTGGATATCAAGGATTCACGGGAATTCATTTCCAAGATCCGCACACCATGTGGCCAGTTCGCAAAGAAGGATTGTAAAGGTAACCTTTGTGGATGGGACGGAAAGGTATGCCGAATCCAAATCAAAAAATCAGTCAAGGAAGACCAGTTATTTAACCGGCTCTTCTCTGCTGTATTTGGTAATTCAAAAATTAGAGCTGTAGTCCTTGATGGACGCACGACTCCTTTTTTCAGTACGATTTTGTACCTTGAGCTTCCTCATGAACATATTGTGACCGATAAACAGCTTTAGACATCGTCAACATTAATCTCCTCCTCACGTCCCTCGAACTCGAATCCGCCCTCATTCGCTGTCGTCCGAGTCGTGAGATCAGTTTGGTCAGTGACAAGCGATGTGATATTGGGGTGAATGAACGTCAGCTCCTCGATCTTAGAAAGATCTTCGCGGGAAACCATGGCCACCATCTCAAGCGCCAAAGCACCGACAACGCCAGTCTTAGCAACTAGAATAAATACGCCTGGAATCACCAGCATCGACTTCTTAGCTCTACCGGTAAACCTGCCGGGGATCTTAGCCTGCTCAACAAATACCTTATCGCCTCGCGAGTACACTACCTCAATTCTAGCGTTGCCCACAGTCTTAATGACCCGCGCAACGTAGATTTCATCGTCTAGTTCTTCATCCTTCTTCAACTGCTTCAAATCATAAATATAATTGGAAATAAGATCGTCGCTCTTACGCTTCGACGAACCTCCAGAATGACGCGGCATTTTATACTCTTTGTGGGATTACACTCATTAAATCCGTTTTACCAGTACTTACGGCGTCCACCGGCCATACCGGGCAAGGCAGACAGGAGACCGGGAGGAGGTGCCGTCACCTTGAGGTATCCATTGTAGAGGCAATAACCTCCTAATCCTAGAGCAACAACGCGCCAGAACCAGGTCATTACACTGCCACCGGCTGGATTACCAACGATTCCGGCAATAGTGATGGTGAGAAGGTAGGCGCCAAGGAGAATCAGAAAAATACCTAGGAAGTCCATTTATTCTAAGCAGATATTTACCGCCGACGGAGTCCGCCTACGCCCATAAACGTGGGCTGAGGAGGATACAGCGTCTGGTACCCGAAATACATGTTGATCAGACCTGAAATGATATAGAACCAATCAAAGACCCAATCGGCCGTAGACGCAGGGTGGTGCGTAATCATCCAGTAGATCGTGTACCCAATCACTACGAGTCCAAACAGCAATAGAACCGATCCTACAAATGGACCGAGCATTTGTTATATAAACCTATTTTATGCGACCGTTTGGCTCATAAAATAGTTTTTCAACCGATTTGTTTTATATCAGGGGAACGTCCACCACCAGTTTTAGGTTAAACTGGAAACTCTTTACGCCTTCACCTCCGTCTTGAGGAAGTGGACCTTCAGGAACGACTGGAGGTTCAGGTACGTGACCTCCTGGCCATCCTTGACGCGGAGGAGCTTGCCGAGCTTGGCATCGGGGATGATGCGGCGCTTGAAGCTGGGGTCAAAGCACGAGTGCTCCTTCACGTACGTCGCGATGTACTTCGTGACATCCGTCTGGCTCTTCTGCGACTTAGGCGAGAGGCCCATGAAGCTCGCGAGCTCATCGGAGATCGGACGGAGCTTGAGGAAGGCGTTGTTGGCGCGGCGAGCCTCCCAAGCCGTGCGCTCCTCGGCCGTCATGTCCTCCGGGTTCTTCTTGACACGGCGCTTGGAGTTGCGGGCATCACGCTTGAGCGCCTTGACGGCCTCAGCGGCCTCGGCGACTAGCGCGCGAACACGCGTCGTCGTCTCCGTGCCTAGCGCCTTCAGGCTGTCCTGGAGCGTCGCTAGGATCGTGGCGGCAGAGCGCGTCTCGGCATCCGCAACTACGGCAGGCGCAGCAGCGGGCGCATCGGCAACTACGGGGACAGTTACCTCGGCCTTCGCGGCGGCCTTACGAGGGGCCTTGGCGGCAGCGGGGCTACGACCACGGGCGGCGACTGGCGCTGAGGTGGCAGCTGGGGTGGTGGCAGGGGCAGGAGCGGTCTTCTTGGCGGCGGTCATCGTGTTTGACTTAATGGCAGACTTTGAAGATGACATTTCTAACGCGGTTGTTATACTACCATTACTCCTTACCTGTTTAAATCACATTCTGCAGACGGAGCTGATAATTATGAAACACACTGTATAATTTTCAGGACAATCGTACAAAATCGACAAAAGTAGCCTAGAAGTAGCCCAAGATGCCTGAGTTCGCTGAGATCGGCCTTTTTCAAAATTGGATAACACACTTTTTAGCCATGTGACGTACTGATACCGTCTAGAACCCGCAGGATGTTCAGAAGCAAACGATATTAAATCCTGCTTTATTAAATTCAGCATGACGTACAACTGAGACCGGTTCAGAGACGCAAACAATAAATGGTTCATATCAAAGAACCCGTTCTCTTCAATGATCTGACATACGGTCAACCATTTTTCCGAAACAAGAGCGGCAAACGTTTCGGATTTGGGAGTATCGTGATAATTCTCCAACCCTAACTTCTTTCGTATCCGACATACGTCTCGTAATCGCCTTCTTGTTTCAATGCTCAGTGCCTGACGAGTATACGGATTGGCAGGAATCGTAGAGTGTTTCAGGATTTGGTACATACTTCGAACATCGAACCACCACAACTTATCGGCTTCTCGGAATGAAAAATAGTTAAGAGGATGAACCTTATTCTTTTCGTCCAGTGTTACCAGTTCTTCCGTATTATGGCACTCCTTGCGGTTCAGAACACCTTCTCCGGCCAACTTCAACCGCTTACGCATAAAATATCCTCGCCATACCTTCTGCAGTAAAATGGCATGGTTCTTACCATTATTGACTTCTGCCCATAATCGCTTCACCTTTGCTTTGGCGTGCTTTCCGCAGAACAGAAGACCCTTAATGGCCTGAGAAGGACACTGTTCCAAACTTGTCTTGTTCTTACAAGACGCACATACTACCATTATTTACTTTTCCTATTTCCTTTCCTGTAAAACGTAAATTTGGTTTCATTTTCCCGAAAACGGATTTACACCTTTCTAACGTATACAGATCACAACAACAAGCAAAGATGAACGGTCCTATCCATTCCAACTCTATCAATGTCAATGACGTAACGTTCCAGGTCGGTCTGCCTAAGGCAGGTCGTAATCCCCCAATTAGCATGCGCTACAACGGCAACAGCCTACTTATCCGCCTGCCCCGTGTGGGTTACCCTGGCGGTGTTCTCGTCCGTGAGGGTGAGACCGGTATGAAGACGTATACGCTGATCGGTTCCCTCAAGGGCGCTGATCCGTATGCCAAGGAGCGTTCAGCTGGTGCCGATGATCTCGGCAAGCTGTACAACCTCCTCAAGGATCTGGATGAGCATATCATCAAGGCTGCTGTGGAGAACAGCCCCAAGTGGTTCGGCAAGAAGCGCTCTGAGGAGGCAATCCGCGATGCGTTCAAGCCAATCCTAAGCGTGTCGACCGACAAGGTCGATGGCGAGTATGTGCCCAATGGCAAGTATCCTCCCAGCTTCCGCGTCAAGGTTCCAGTGTACGACAATCGCGTTTCGACGGAGATCGTCGATGCGTCTCGCAACCCAGTGACGTATGTCACGCCAGAGTCTCTGACCTCCATCTTCCCCAAGGGTGTTGAGGCGAACCTCGTAGTCAGCGGCAGCATTTATGTGATTGCTGGCGGTGGCTTTGGTGTTACGTGGCGTCTGACGGCTGCTCAGGTATTCCCTCAGGTTCGCCGTACGGCGGCGCAGATGTTCGACGATGAGTCGGCTGCGCCTCCTACTGTGGTAGAGGATGAGGAGTCTCAGGCTCCTGCTCAGGCACCAACTCAGAATGATGAGGATGAAGGCTATGGTGGTGGTCAGGCTCAGTCTGAGTCTGCTCCAGCTCCGTCTCCGGCTCCGGCTTCGGCAGTTCGTTCCCGCCGTAAGCCGGCTGGTGCGGGTGCACCTTAGACCAAACGCGTGAATCAGGTGGCGCAGTATACATAATAAAAGACTCATCTACAAATAGTACCGAGCAATCGGCAATGTATGGTCTTTTTATTTCCGAACAACCGTTCAGAGATAAAAGCGACTTTTTGCCACACTTTGTGCACTCGTGAATTTCAGGCATGTTCTGAATCATTGAAGGTGTAATGATTCGGATATTCGTATGCAGGGTTCGATCAATCACTGTCTTGAAATCGTCTTCCAGACAATCCTGGTATGCTTCATTCGAAAGCACTGACCAAAGCGTAGCATCCTTCGTCTTCCAATCTTCCTGAAACAAAGTTGAAAATGGGTCATTACGAAACCACAAAGCATGAAAGATCGCTGGGTTTTCGGGATCGTGTTCTGCTAGACCGACTCTTTTTACTTCATCGTACAGCCAATAAACGTTCCACTCAAACGATTTATCCAGCGAACCGCGATAAACGTCTCGGCCATTATAGTTCCACTCTTCGGCATCATAATCATCATCGTGATCAGCTATGTCTTCCGAGATATCTCGGTAAACATAGTCGGGTTTTAGGATAGAATACATTGTTATGTGAAAAGTTAATCAAACTTGACAGTTACACGCACATTGTGACGGGTCATGGACTTCGTAGCAGAATGGGAAAGCTCATGACGTTTCTTCTTAGGACCTTCTACATCCTTGGCTTCGTGTAGCCTGGTCTCCATATCTGCATGAACGGTTTCGCGGTGCTGCTCTAGGTAATCCAGAACTTCATCAGTGAGTGCCCACTCAAAAAAGTTCAGCTGGCCAACTGTCGTATCCATATCGTGGAACTTAATACGCTTCCACCGGCAGAAAGGGTCAAACATCTTTTTGCTATAGGCCTTCAGATGAGACTTGTACGACAGGTAAACAATCACGTGCTTATTTGCCTTGGTCATGTACGAGATATTGAACTTCTTGGCATAATTGGTCACAAACCAGTCAATCAGTCGCAGAGACAGGTTTGAGTTTCCGGATAGAATATCACGTACGCGATCAGTATTCTTTGCGTTATAGAATCGTTCTAGGCGATAAAGTACCCATTGTTCCTGGCTTTGGATTTCCATTTACTAACGTTCGTCAGAAGCACGAAAATGGTTATACTCCATCATCATTGCGGCTCTTGAAGTACTCTTTTACTTTCTCTGCAATTTCGGGATCGGTAATTTGAAATAATCCACTTTCGTCTTCTTTCAGTATATCGCGCACATCGGTAACATCTTTAAAAATAGAGTGCCGGTCAAAATACCTACGGTTTGAGATTGCCCCATGATATAAATGGTATATATCTCCTTTAATATACGATATCTTGGGACGAGTTGTAATAGATCTACAAAAATCAATATACGCAGGAACTTCGTACTTCGAATTTACATCAGATATAACAAGATCAGACTTTTGTCCAATCCATCCCATTATTGATAACGAATCACCACTTCCAACAACACAGTACTGAAAAAACCCGAACTGATTATAACATTCGCGTTTAAATGCCCAAGCAAACCCTACGTGACAACCATAACCAATCGTTCTAGTTTTTGAGAAGAATTTAACGACTGTTTCGGATTGTCTGATATTTTTCGTATATGTAAGATCTAACCAATTAGCAGTTTCGTAAGGATGTACAATATCGTATGTATCTAACGATGCCGAAAGGTCATCATACCAATTAAGATTACCGAATAGAACATCGGCATCTAGAAATACGAGTTTGGTATACTTTGCTGGAACTTGCTTTTCCAAAAGGTAACAAAGCCGTTCTTTATGAAACAAAACACTATCTGACTTAATTCTGAAAGATTTGTATATTGCAGGTTTATCGCTGTACACTTCAATAGTAAACATAGGTATCTGAGCTAACTGCATCATATTTTGGACGTAAAGAAAATTCATCAGTATTCGTTTAGAATTTGAGGAGTTGAAGTAGACGAAGCATACGGCCATATCTTTTTGTCTAGGCATATTGTACCGTATATCCCTGATATCAAAGTCCAAAAGTTTTACTGGATTTTCAGGAGGAACTTCTTGACGCAATAAATGGGCTATTTGACCAAACTTCTTTCTGAAATCTGATACGGATGTATTAGCATCCTGTGTTTCCATTAATATGAAAACCGATTTAATATCGCAAGATTAGTTCATACTAAGAATGGACTTAGATAAAGTAGAACAGATACTATTTCTTTATGGACAGGATGATCAGCGTACAGCTGCTTGGCACACTAAACGTGGTGAGATGCTAACTGCATCAGAAATTTATAAGGCAGTACACGATGCTTCACCTGCACTAAAACACGAAATTGTGATGTCAAAGCTTGTTCCGCGTCAGCAACAGCAGACCGGATTTGGTCCTAAAGCTCTTCTTTGGGGAACTCGATTTGAGCCTATTGCCAAATACATTTACACAACTTATCTCCAGGGAGGAGTTCAAATCGTGGATACGACATGTATTCCCCACCGCGAGCATTCTTTCTTGGGAGCTTCGCCAGACGGAATTCTAGTAACTGCTGATAAGAATGATTATCGCTACGGTAAGCTTGTAGAGTTCAAGTGTCCCATCTCCCGCGACTTCTCAGACACGACTCCTATCCCCACAACGTATTACCATCAAATGCAGCTGCAGCTGGAGTGTACAGATATGGACGAGTGTGACTATGTTGAGATCAAGTTTAAGGAGGTAACATATACTGAATGGCTAGAATCAACCGCTCAGTATAAGTCTTGGTTTGCGGTGGCAGAAAATGGCCGTGTAGTGTACCGTGACTTGGACGATACTCGGGACGTAGGAACTTGGCGCAAAGAAATGATGTCAAATTTGGAAACTGAGTGGTGGACTACAGTTTACTGGGTATTTGAAAAGCATCGCATCGCTACAGTTCCACGTGACCGTAACTGGCTCCCAACTAACTTGAACAGTTTCCGTGAGATTTGGAATATGGTTCAGCAGCACCGTACATCGGGAACGCTACCTGAACATCCTAAGGAGAAGACGATTCTAACTCTGTAGTCAGAGGAACTGCCAAGAAATTTGCCGATGGAAGAGGAACTATATTATAATTTAATTCAAGTAATACTTGCATTATATCTTTAGATGTTTCGGTATAAAACCCGAGCATATTAACTGTTTTTACTTTATCGTTTTTCTCGAAAAAAATAACTGGTCGGTCTTTAGTTATTGTCTTTAAAGCACCATCAATTACGAAATCTTCAAATCCTTCCACATCTATTTTGATAAAATCTATTTTTTTATCAAACTTTAGTGAATCAACGGTCTGGATCTCGATAGGATCTCCGCCTAACCCAATTTGTAACCCTCCAAAATTAAAATTGTGGGTATTATTTAGTGGGATATGGGTATTATCGCCATCAACACACTTATTATGCATAGAAGCAGAACAGTGTTTATTACCAAGCGCAATGTTGAATGCGTGCACTCTGTCATGTAAGTTATTCAAGGCTATATTGCACTTAAGCAAATCAAATATAACCTTTTGGGGTTCAAACGCAAAAATTTCACACGCCGGATTGATTGAACTGTACATGATTGAATGTGACCCACAGTGAGCACCTATATCAAGAATGGTGTTTGACTTCTTGATTATATTGGAAAGAAATGTCTCGACAAGTTCTTCTTCAAAAATATGACCTTGTTCCAGACAACATGAAAAAAACATATCGGTAGTTAAATACATCATTTTGCCATACCGAGTTGTGTTTAATCCTACCTTAAACATTACAGATTTACCATAAACAATGTGTAAATATAAGTCTTACTTAATTATACAGTACTTTTACGTATGATTTGACTAATGATCGGAAAAAATCCAAGTTCAGTCATAACTTTCTTCTTAACTTCCCTGATCTTATCAATGCGCTGAGACCACCAATCTTCTTCTACAGCCTGCTGAATAATCTCAGCTGCCTTTAGGGGATCGTCTGGTAACCGCACAAACGCCTGGGGATCAATGTGATCTTCTAGGTTAGGACATCCCCAATAAAATGGCAAGCATTCGCAGATCAGCGGTTCCCAGATTTTTTCGGTAGCATAATTGATTTCCGAGTTATTCTCGATTGCCACTGCGTACTTATACTTGGAATACACGTTGTACCGATTGTCGTCGGGCACTTGGCCGCGATAAAGCAGCATAGAGTGATAATTCTCTTTGCCGTATACATCAATCTTTCCGCCGCCCACCACATCCAGCCTGAATCTGTGCCCAGTATCGTGCTTCTTGTGGCTCAGGATAATACATGCATCATTCTGCTTTGAAGGAAAGTTTACCAAATCACCCTTCAGTGTCCACTGAGCAGGGTTTAGAAACTTACGATTATGGACGTGGAGAAACTTCGAAGAATCCGGGTTTGACCATGCGCCCCAGGTCTTTACACCCCACCGTTTCTTGTTATCATAGACCCAAGGCTCCATCTGAAAAATTATGCTTTTTTTTGGGTCGTAGACTTCTTCAGCATGGGGCATATTCACAATCACGTAATAGTCTGCCTCATCTTTCCAAGTAAGTTCCATGTCTGTTCCCATGGGTCCAAACTCCCGAGCCATTTCTCGAGATGACTGCCAATTTCCGATAAGCTTGAGGCTAAGAGGCTTCTCTGCCGTATTCTTGATATAAATTCCATCCGCATTACTAAAATATTGAGATGGCTGCAGAGAGCTCTTATCAATTTTGGTCTTAAAGAAGCCCAGAGTATTGAACCCAGCACAATTTGGGTCAGACATAGCTACCGCCTTAAGCTCTTCAACATTTCCACGCTTGAAGAATAAATCATTACCAATTTGGTCAACGCCCTGGACAAACGTGAAATCTTCTACGATATTATTGAAATCTAGAGATGCCTTTTCTTTTTGAATATCGGTATCTACATCTTGCGTAGTACGTTCATACCAATCAGTAAAAACAAGCTGAGGCCGTAGTTCCATACATTTCAGTTCACGACAGATCTTTACAACGTAATCAATTCCATGCTTAATTCCATTCTTGGCAATATAATCTACGAGAATCTGAGCACCTTTACGATTAATCGAATAACCGAACGTGCCACCAACGTACAGGTCATACTGAAGAGGTTGAACGCTCATATCCAAGCTTTCCTTAACGTAAACGTCTTTGGTTACTTCGCGATTTGCACTGAACATACTGTATCCCAAAAGTAGGTAATCGCATTTCTTAAATGCGTCACCCTTCTTCAACACTTCAAATTTCGCTTTGAATTTAGGTACCAGAGTGATATCGTCTTCAAAAATTACGTAATAGTCATCATTGCTGGCTAGAAGAGATTTCCACAGGTTGTAGTGGGAAAGTGCACACCCAATGAACCCTACATTCGACCCAAAATCATTGCCTTCAAATAAGGTCTTAAGCTCAGTCGTAGGCTTGAGCGCCTTTCCATCAACAGCTTCCACGAACTCGTAATCAGTAAACCCAATATTCGCAAGTTGAACCGTCATAGCATCCTTTCGGTCGGGACGGCGTTTAAGATTCACGATCTTCATGGTTTTCTCTTGATTGAATTGGCTTTCATTATTTAAGTCGTATGCGTTCTTTACTGTCTTATCATTGCGTTCAGATGTTAGCCGGCCAGTATGACGGCACGTGACCATATCGAAGAATGCAGACTTATATCCTGCATTTACCCACTTTGTAGCATAGTCCATCTCGAAGAACGTATTAGGACTATCGTAATTGCCAAGACTCAGGATAGTCTGGACATCAATCATACTTGGACGGAAACTGTAATGCGGCCAATAATGGCAATTACGGTAAGGAAACTGTCCAATCTTGTAATCGTGCACTGCAAATCCAGGACTTACTGGCAAGTAGCCTCGCATATCTACGTCACGAATCGTCTCCGCGTACGCGCGATTAAATAAGACTTGCTTGATCTCAGTCTGAGATTCCAGAAACTTCATTGAATCTTGGACATACGAACGCTTAACGTGAAACAAGAAATCGTCTTCCATATGAATCCAGTACTTAGGCTTCAATTCATTCAACTTATTCCAAATAATGTTCATGCTTTCGCGGTGACCCTTCTCTGCCTGAGTTTTGTGGTAAAAGGTCATCCAAGGATACATCTTCTTCATCTTGGCACGATCGTCTTTCGATGAGTTGTCATCAACACAAAACCATGACTCGATTTGGTCAGCATCTGTCCAATGGTTCAAGATAGAGTTCACAGTTTCCGTGAACAAGTCAAGACGCTTGCACGATGTAATTGTAAGAATAATGCCTTTCTTAGCAGGGTTAGGTTTGAACTTAGAAGGTTTCGTTAGCAGAACCCGGTTCTTCTTAAACAGCATATCCCAGAGAACAGACGTTTCGCGTGGTTCGTCGCACGACTGAATATAGTTCGTTAAGGAATAAAACATAGATAGCGTATTCGTATCGTCGTTCAGTTCGGACACTTGAAACCGTAAATTCTTACATGCTCGATCAAGAATAGCTGGCTGGGCAATATTATTAGTTATAATTCGCTTAACGCACTCGTATGAAACTTTACGGTTTCCAATAGAGAAAGCACTGATACTTACATTGAACTCCAGAACATCCCGGTAAAAATCGCTGAACAAAAACAGCTTATCTTGTGGGTTCTTGTTGTAGTTCTTATGCTTCTCGTACAGCAACATAACCAAAGAATGTAGTCCAGCATCCTTCAGCATTTCTATCGCAAAAATGATTCCCTCAGTACGATCTGGATCAAACTGCTCAGATTTCAGAAAATACTCCAGGGCTTTCTGGAAGTTGCTTTTGCCACGGTACTGAAACCCCAGCATAATACATGCGTAATACTTCTCTTGAACCCAGGTATTCAACTTATCGGCTACAAGCGTATACCATTCAATTGCATCGTCTGATTTATTTGCATCCTTAAAACTTTGGGCACAGTAGAAGGCATACCGATTCGCTAACCCACCTTTTGTTTCAAGATCCTTCTTGTATGCTGCTTTCAGAACTAGAGCATCTTTTAGATACTTATCTTTATCGCGACTACGTGATCCAGTCTTTCCCGAATCAACATAATAATCTCCTTCAATCGTTCCTTCAGTCGGAGATCCCTGCTCCAGAGATAGGTACTCGTGAAGAACACCCATAAACTTGGTCTTCTTATGAGCAGTCAGAAGCAGTGGACGGTAGTATGTGAATCCGTGCCCAAACTTCAGCTTATAGAAATCGTGTGTCAGCTTTGGGATGTTAATTGTTCCATGAATTGTGTCATCGGCATCGAAGATGAAAATGTAGTCTGCCTTCTTATAAGCTCCCTGGAGTGCTAGGGTACGATTATGACCAAAATCACGCCACTCATGCTGCAACAGTTCGCCGGGGATATTTTGTTCCTTGAAGAAGTCCGTGATGATTTCTCGTGTATTATCGGTTGAACCCGTATCGCAGATTACCCAGTAAGAAAAGGTAATCTGTTTCACTAGTTTTTCAAGAGTTCCACGTATGACGTGTTCTTCGTCTTTTACGATCATATTAAGGCATATACTGCTCATTTTACTTATTAAGAATTCAGTGCTTAAGCCGGTACATACGAGTTCCAGGCGTTCACACGGTAAGGAGTCTCAATGCCGGGGGGATTTACCGGCATAGACTGAGTGGGCTTGAAGTTATTCGTCGTCTGCTCATAAGACGAAACCCGAGTCTGCTCTGTCTTCTTCTCATTCGTACGGTCAACGAACGAAGACTCAAAACCTTCGCGAGATGAGTACAGAACATATCCTACAACTGCCAGCCCAGCCAGAATTGCTACGAAAGCTAGGTTGCTCATTTATGTCTAGGGCGTAAAAAATGGAATGGCGTTTTCGTAGTTATCAAATAGTAAAGGAATGGACGACCGAGTTATGAAGACGCTAAAGGAAATGCTCACGGATCGCGGGATCAAGGGTGAAGTGATGGATCCCGTAACTCCAGCTATGGATGAGACGCAGATGTACAATTTCGGAGGCGTTCTTGTAGTGTACAGTACGAAGAACCGAGTGAACGGAATTATGCCGTTTGTAGAGTTCGCAAAAGAGAATGGGTTCACGTCCGGTATGATTATTATTAGTGAGACGTCGATCAGTGAGCGCGTGATGGATTCTCTCGTCAACTATATTGCAGATCGAGAGAATCCGTTCGTACAGGTGTTTCTTCTAGCAAGTCTGTACTTCAATATTTCCAAGCATCGTCTGGTACCCAAGCAGCGAGTACTCGATGATAAGGAGCGAACCGAAGTATCAAAGAAGTTTGATCTTACAAAGCTTCCCCGTATCGAGAGCCAGGATGCGATGGCTAAGTATCTTGGTGCTCGTCCTGGAGATATTGTGGAAGTTTTGGGAATGTGCGAGACGTCTGGGGAGAACAAACGCTGGCGAATTTGTGTAGCAGAAACAACAAATGGATAACCAGTTCACGACTTTATCCCGAAGTTATCGTGATAACTACCTTCAGTATTCGTTAACGGGAAACCAAACATATAAGAGCGCCTACGAAGCTGCTAAGCAGGGACTTGATAACATCATTCAGTCCATGACAACCGAGGTTGAAACGAATAGTTCCAATTTGAAGAACGCGGTCGGAGCAGATGCGGCGTCGCTTTTTCAAGATAAGCAGGCTGGTCTAAGTAACGTTGGCGGTGCTATTCATACCCAGAAGGATCGGGTTGTAGAAGCCCAGATGAGGCAGCCCCCAACTCCACCTGCTCCTTCTTACATAACCCAGTATCTGGTAATCTCAGGCCTTCTAGGCGCTATCGTCCTCCTACAGCTTGTGTAATACCCTGCTTGACGGTAGTAGCCAAACTGGTCGTCCAGGCAGCACGAATAGCCAACATTATCACAGCAAGGCACAGAATGCACAGGGCAAATAAATAGATATTATATGACGTCAGTGCGATAGCTAAATTGCTCTGGGTCGTAGCCTGGATCATTTTTAACGTCTGGAGTTTATCCATGGATTTCTTCATATCAGCATACTGCTTTTGGTATTTCACCAAGTCGTCAGTTAAAGAATCCATAGTCGCCGTATCAATATCTGACGTACCCTTGCTAAGAATTCCAAGTATACCGCGTATTTCTCCAGTCATGTTCTGATTCAGGCTAAGAACCTTCTGAATCAGTGCATTTTGAGACGCCGGATCTGGTTCCTGAATAGCTGCCGAGATTGCGGTAGAATATTCGGTCTTCAGCTGAGAATAGTGCGTCTGGAAGTTTTGTAGATCCGTCTGCCTCGTATCGTGAAAGGCTAGGAGATCCATTACTTTTCTCGGATACTAAATAAATGTCAAGTGTTGTATCACTGAACACTGGCCCAAACGGAAAAGGCCCGGCTACTGATTACTCGATGTTTCTGGAGATGAAGAAGCGTCGTGTACTCACGATTGGTGTGCCGGTAAAGAGCGCTGTAGGAAACGTCAACGGTATCAAGATCTCTGATCGCCCGATGCAGCGTGGATTTACCGACAATATCGTAACTCCTCGTCTCCACGTACACGGAGCGTACAAGAACTTCATAAATCCAAATGCCTGATAACTTTATAGAGCACAATAATAATGACAGATTTCCAATCTGCTTTTGATACTAATACGAGTGGTATCAATACCACATTAACGACCCAGCTATCTTCTGTCCAACAATGGGCGAACATACCTGGTTCTCTAGTCAAGGCTTCATCGTCGCAGGCCGGATATCTTTGGGGTTTCAACTCTGTTAACAAAGTCTACGTCTGCCAGCAGCCATGCACTGGTCAGTGGACAGAAGTGAACTTATCTAAGCTGTCTCCAACACAGACCCAGCAGACGGGATGTTACGGAACACCGGTCACTACTAGCCCTAGAAACTTCTTTTATCCGACGCCATGGCATCAATATTTGGCTCAGTTTGGTAATAATAACCCGAACTACGTTTCAACATCTCTCGATGGAGCCAAAGCTCTGTGTGCCAAAAACACGGGATGTCGTGGTATTTTTAGCTGGACGAATCCAAACGGGAAAGTGTTTACGGTATGGGACCAAGATCCAACACTAGGGAACTTAGCCGAAAATGATACTCCGGCTCAAGATGCTTCAAAATCCGGAACCTTTATTCCTATTGCTAGGTGCCCACCGCCACCACCACCAGCTAACGTAACGATCCTCGACATTGTGACTGATGAGACCAATGTATACATGCTCTTTTCAAATGGGTCAGCGACGTTCCTTGCGACCAAGACGGCCAATAATCAGACGGACTGGTCTATGAATCCAGTAGGCAATCCTACATTTGCGCCGGTCAATATCTTTTCAACCCATACGTACATTTGGTTACAGTCTGCCACGAATCAGAAGGTCAAGATTCCCAAGCCAGTGAATATGACCAATTCTATGCCGGTTGCTGATACGTCGGTCAAGATTACGTCTTCAAGCGCTACGGCATTGTATGGTGTTGACGGTACTGGAAAAGCCATGAAGTCTGATGAGACACTGCAGACGGGTTGGGCTCCTGTTTCGGGCCTTGCAGGTACTGCCGTAAAGTCGCTGGTCGGAGATCTTGATCAGCAGGGATTGTTCATTATAGATAACAATTCGCGGGTATCGGAGTGTGTTGGCGACTGCTCTACTAACAAAACTGTCCCAGTGAATACTCAGGGTTACCTGCCTCTGTACATGACTGCCGATCCCTCAACCAAACAGCTATGGATGACATCGTCTACGTCAGGAAGTGTAGGAAATATCTTTAACCGCGTAGGAAACCCAGACTATTCGTCTATCCTGAACACGGTCACGCCGCTAGATCAGAATCGTGATAAGGTGGTAGGAGATGTCAAGGACGAGTACAATAAGCAGACTCAGGTCATGACTGTGAATAAACAGATTGGAGACTTCCACGACTTATTTGCTAAGATATTTGGAGATGCCACTAAAGCTACTCAGGTAACCAATACCGAAATATCTAAGGTAGAAACTGATGTAGTCGGCAAGCAGATGCAGCTAAAAACCATAACGAACATTGAGCCGATTATTCAGAAGTTTGTTGTGACACTCGCAACAGCTGCTCTGGTCTATGCCGTTTTCTCGTTTCTCGGTTGGATTGTGCACGCTATTGTACTAGTCGTAATTGCTGTTGGAATTTACCTCTCTTTAAATAATGACATCAGTCTTTCCTCCCTGTGGGCCAGACTGCCTTAAAGAAAAAGAGCTAAAAGCTCTGAAAACTGCGATGGATGCCAATCCAAACAATGCTCAGGCTAAGACCGATTATTACACGAAATTATATGGTCAGGACTGGCTTCGTGAGCAAAAAGAGAAGACGGCGAAAGCAGAGGTAGATCCTCTACTCACATCGTACAGTTCCAAGTACGAAGATCTGACTACGCAGTTGAAATCTCAGGGACAGTTTTCTGGATTGGCTAAAGCGGTATCTTCGGATGGAGGGATTACGTACCTGGCACAAGATTACGAGGCGGAAAAATCGAAGGCCGATGTTCTAAATCGCCTGTGGGTTCTGAACGGAAAATCTACTTTTCTAGATCTTGATATTCTACGATCTTTACTGTACGTAGTCATCGGAATCCTTTCTCTGTACATTCTCATACTTGCATTCCAAAAGTATCGCAAGTACAGGTACGGTTACCGGTACGGAATGCCGACAAATTTTATGCCAGTAAATCGTCTGTATTAAAACTAATGGAGACCGCATATATCTTCCTAGCTGTTCTCGTATTCATAATGTATGGAGTCACCCTATGGTACTCATCCATTGAAGGATTCGAGGACGGAAAAAGTACGGAGTTACACGATTCCGAAATTTATGACGAGACGTACGCTGCTATCTACGATTCTCTTTGGAACTCCAACGAGCGTATCAAATACGAACAGGTATCGCTTCAGGATATCTGCTTAGCCGATCGCCAAACATCCGAAGTACGTGTTCTAGATATGTGCTGTGGAACTGCAAATCATGCTTGCTTCTTCCGTGATTTGGGAGTATCGTATCTTGGTGTTGATACGTCCGATGCAATGATAACTAAGGCTCGCGAACGGTGTTCGTCGGCCAAATTCAATAAGGGAGACGTAACTCTACCCCAACTCTTTTCGCCAAAATCGTACAGCCATTGTTTACTCCTGGGGTTCTCAATCTACATGTTCCAGAACCCACGTGTCTTATCGGATAACGCTTACCAGTGGCTCCAGCCCGGAGGATACTTTGTGGTTCATTTAATTGATCCTGACAAGTTTGATCCCTTACACGATCTTTCATCGCCATTCGCTGCCTTCTCACTCCAGAAGTATAACATCGAGCGCCAGTCTGAATCAGTCGTCTACTTTGATAAGTTCAAGTACACTGGCAAACTGGTAAAGAAACCAAATGAAGATGATGCTTCATACGATGAAGTTCTTTCATACTACGATGCTGCCGACAATGGGGGAATCAAGTATCGCGAGAACAAGTTATCCATGAATATGCCTTCAAAGGAGCGTATGATGGATATCATCAAGACGTCTGGATTTACTCACGTAGAAAACGTAGACCTTGTGCGTTGCGGTAAGGAGTACCAGTATCTTTGCTATTTCCGTAAATAATGAACCCCGTCGTATCTGACGGCCGAACAGTTGCCGATTTTCAAAAATTTACTTTCTCTGGACATTTGCGGACACACGTCTACAAAGTTCTGGACGAGAACATTAAACTAGGTCATGCTGATTACGCAGGATACTGGACGTTGGAACTTTTGTGTTCTGGATTAGTTCATTCTATGTGGCAAACTTTATTCGAATCATCGGCCAAGCACATTAATCGTGCTGCCCCAAATGTGTTTTTGTACTTAGTTCAGGCATACGAGAAGTTCGCTCCCTACCAAGATCAGTACTCTCTTCTTGCTATGACCGATATGCGTAACAATATTCCAGTTCGTCAAATGGTTTGTGAAGCAGCAGCTACGGTTGCCCTAACTCGCAAGAATAAATTGATGTATTTGCCAACCATCAAACCTGAACACGATTTTCAGCAGGTAACTATTACCGAAAACTTGAAAGCTCCTTCCTCAAACTATGTCCGTCATCTGATCAAGCCAGAAGATCCTCTGGACTTATACGTTTCACTAAACGAACTGGCTTATTGCTTACGACCTGAATCTCGGGATTTTACGAGAGCTCTTTACTGGATTTCTTGGATTTTGAAGTTTTCAAGCATGTACAAGCTCACAAAGAAAGTTCAACTAGATTGTGCTTATCGTCCTAACCCTTACATCCAGGACGCAAATGCCCGACACGTAATTTGGATATTTTGGGATATTATTCAGAATTCGTCTAGATCTTCGCCACAAGCAGGAGTTCTGGCGCCGTACGTTGATGCGCTGTACAAACTCCACTGTTTGAGATGGAATCCTAGTGTCCTGAAATCCCGTATGTGTTTTCTGGTTTGTGCCTGTCTATTTATTTGTGAAAGCAATACTTTAGATATTCATTACCCGGTTCCGCAAGATATTATGACAGTCAAGGGAATCGTGGAAAGTGTTCCACAGTGGATTAATTCTATCATTCAGACTCAGAAGACATTTTCTACGTAACACATAAATGTTCAGCCGCAAGTTTGTACACTCCGCCACTCTAGCCGTCGTATTCTTTCTCCTCAGCTCACCCATTACCTACCGTCTAGTTGACCGTCTAGTTGGCGCGGTAGTTAGTGCGGTAGCCCCTCATTCTGCCGAGACGCTGAAGGTAGCGCATGCAGGATGCCCGACGACCTACGGCTTAGCTGTTCACGCGGTAGTGTTCGGCGTAGTATCCTACTACCTGCTCCACCAGAACTAAAACGGAAACGTTTACACACCACTCTTCCTAAATAAAAAATGAAGATCCTAGTCTTCGATACAGAAACTACGGGTCTTCCGAAAGATTACAGTATAACAGCTTACCAATCCCCTAACAACTGGCCACACATTGTGTCCATTTCTTGGGCCGTTATAGATTCTACTACGAATACTGTCGTGAAAAGCCATTCGTATATTGTTCGACCAGATAAGTGGACGATTCCCACCGAAGCATCAAACATTCACGGAATCACGCAAGCCCAAGCTTTAAATTTTGGAATTCCGCTTCGAGATGTGATGGAGGCATTTAATGGAGAACAGTTTGATGTGATGGTAGCGCACAACATGAAGTTTGATCTGAATGTAGTGGTAAACGCTATTCTTTGGGATTTAGGTATTCCGTTCAATGGATTCACTAAACGAAAGTTTTGTACGATGGAAATCGGCAAGACAATGTGCAAGCTTCCTGGACGGTATGGTCACAAGTACCCCAAACTATCCGAACTTTACACCCATGTGGTAGGTCATCCTCCAAAAACCGACCAGCTTCATAATGCATTGTTCGATACACTGTATCTCTGTGAAATCGTCCAGAAATCGTCGGAAATACGGATTCAAATGGGTCTAGAGTCTATAGTAACAAAGAATGCGAATCAAGCGGTTCAACGGACGGAAAACGCCATTCAATCTTCCAGCAATTCGGGAAACCAAGGAGGTTCAGGTTCTGTGGTGCGATGATGGATGGGCATACATTCCCCAAATGAAGATTCGTCGTCACTTTGTCACGTCTGATACAGACGTGCTAGAATACACTGAAGAAGTATGGGATGGTGTAGTTCCGGCTAAAGTCTTGTATAATGAAACAATCGTTCACTCGGTCTACAACCATAAGAAGATGTGGATGGAGGTATCGAATCAGTACTCTGAACTGTACGTTATACACGAGGTCTGAAAAAACTACCCGAACAACAAATGATAGCATTAGAAATTCTGTATGTGGCTCTGGCTACAGTAGCCGTACTGGGTCTACTACAGGTTTTTGCATATGTAGCGACTCGCGTACTCTACCCTCCTGAACCCCAGATCATTTATCGCAATGTCCCTGTTCAGATGCAGGCACCTCCTCCACCACCTCCGCCAGTTCATTCGCCTTATCTCCAGCAGGGGCCGCCACAGTTACCCAAAAACGAACCTGCTTTAACCCAGCAAACTCAGGAAGTAAAACTACCCGAATATGAACCGCGCAAGCCAGCTTCAGACTCTCTACGCCTGGACGCCGAGCTCCCGGCTGGTATTCAAGAAACCCGTCCCCCAGGGCTCTAAAACGTTCAGAGTACCACAAACTACCGGAACATCAGGATGGATCATATTTACTTACGAAAACGCTATTCCCGTGTGTCTTTGGATGACCGCACAGGAGTGTCGCCGTATTCCGTGTATTGTAGATGAACGTATTTGCGGGGATACCTTTCTCAGAGCAGAAAAGATGGCTCCATACGAATTCGTGATTTCCGATATCTTTATCTTCAACTCTAATTGCGTCTTTGCCTGCTCTAGTTTTGAGCAGAGGTACAATTGGCTAAAAACACTTATGGATACATTCATCTACCCGTCAAAGTACCTGACCAAATTTGTTCATAAGAAAGATCTAACGAATCACAAGACTAGAGGATACGAAGAGCACCTAGATGAGCCAGGGAAGCACGGATACTTTGTAGACTCAGATGACCGACAAGATATTGTGAAACTTCCCATTCCAGATTGCTATGAAGTGAAAGAAGGAGGATATCTCAAAGTCCCCGACCTGAAAACCTCGGCGTTTCTGCGTTCGAAAGGTTCGGCGTTCAAACTACGGTGTTCGAAGAATGATGACGGATCATGGACGGTTCTGGAAAACATTCCTCATATAGATTAAATGGCTCGTAAGGGTTCGTCTAAGAAGCGCATGACTCGTCGCCGTACTCTACGTGGCGGATACTATGGATTTGATGGCGCTCTAGCTACTGGCGCGGCTAACTGGGGGCACAAGTCGGAGATGGGCGATTTTGTTGCCAATTCGTCCCGTGGCGGCAATAATGCTATCCTCGGTGCTGGACGTAAGCGCAAGTCCAGGAAGGGAAGCAAGAAGAGCCGCAAGACTCGTCGCGTCAAGCGTGGAGGCGGTAAGTTTGGCGGTGTATCGGCCTCGTTTGAGGGTAATGGCGTAGCTGGCATGGCCGACTACGCTGGTCGTACGTCTCGTGATAATGTAGGTACGGCAGCCGGTGGACAGTTTAATGACTTTGGCGCGAAACCCGGTTCTACCTTTTGAAGTTTTGTCAACGCTTAATAAATAATGGACACGTTAATTGCCGGTCTGCTTTTTGCCGTAGTGGCGGTTTTTCTATACCAGCGTCATCTCACGACAATGATCGGATGGGTCATTTTGGGATACATTCTAGCGTATCATGTAGGTAAGCTGAGCCACACGCTTTCCGTGATAGTTGGCTTAGTCCTAGTCTACCTGATCTCAATGGTCACGAAGAGGACGTTTGAGGGTTTTGAAGATGAGAAGGAGGAGAAGGAGGAGAAGCACGAGAAGGGTAAGGGTGAGTCAAAGAAGGATGACCCGGCACCAGCCCCTCCTAAGACGTCTGATCCGCATGTAGATGTCGGTACAACTATCCTACATGCATATCGTAATTTGACTCCTGAGCAGATTGGGGGTATGCGCCGTGACACGAAGGAGCTCATGGGACTACAGAAGGAACTGATGGGCTCTTTATCTGAGATGAAGCCGGCGATTGAGCAGGGTGCTGAGCTCTTAAGCACGTTTAGCCAGTTTTTCGGTAAGGATAAGGCGTAAACGTTGCATTCCATCAGCATACACATAAGAATGATACAGCGGTTCATTCGTAGCAACAAACGGACCACCAATGGACCTGACTAATCGTTTCCATTCGTGAATCTCGGCTTGCAGTAGCGTATACTCAACCCATTCTGCCCAAATATTGAAGGTTTTATAGAAAGAATACATACTGAACATACTTGGCATCTCTCTGTTCCAAATAGATGTCACAATTGTTATCATTGGACTCACAACCATATCCACCCACAGCATTATGCGGCTGATAAAGTCTTCGGGATTAAAAATCTTATTCAGACGGGAATACACATCTGCCTTTTTGAAATAGTCATCATGCAAGGCAACATATGATACAACTTCACTCGTCATCCGAGTCTTCAGGAGCTGATTCGAAGGGATCATCTATTACAAATCCAGCCGACGGAAATTCCTTCTCTTCTAACGTCTTAGCATCCAAGTACTTCCATGAAACATTCTTGGAAGACGTAACTATTTCTAGCCAGGCCGGAGTTATGCTTACACCGTAAACTACAGTTTCGTTAATATCCGTCGTATAATCTACAACGTTTCCATCTTCAGACGTTGCACCGATCCATAGCCAAGGAAGGGATGTTACCGGAACGGCATCCTCTTTCTTGATTTGTGAAAAAAGTATAGTCTCTACACGCCTACAGCACCAAAACAATTGGCGGTAGATCCAAACTACAGGAGATAGCATTTAATTTAGTAAGTAGAATCCTGTGAAAGCGGTAGCGCGCCAACCTCATCCTTTAGGGTAGATACCATTCCATCGCGGTTCTTCTTGTTGTCACCCGTTAGCGAGAACTTCTCACGCATTAGAAGTCCTACCTGACGATCAATGCCCAGACCCAGGGAGATAGACGTAGCCAGGGCGACCATGATGAATGGCGTCGCGACAATCGCCCAAGAGACTACACCCAGATCGACTGAGCACAGGGCATCAAGGATGACTACACCGGCAACACCCATCACGACCTTGCCGGCAGCCGTGGCGAACAACCCTAGCGTCAGATCCAGACCGACGTGGACTACAATGTACAGCAGGTAGAGCAGCGCAGGAGGGCAGAGTGCGTCAATGAAACGCATCTTAAGGTTATTTACATCTATACAACAAAAATGAACAAGAACATCCAGACAATTATAGAATTGACCGGGTGTTCAGAAGACGACGCCATGCGAGTTTATGCTGAAACAAATGACGTTGAAGATGCCGTAGATAAATTACTACCTCCTGCTAAGGTTCTGACTCGCAAGTATTATGATGCCATCAGGCCAGTGCGCGTATATACGCAAGAAGAGCAGGAAATTAAGAAGTTACGTGATACCCTGAAAAAGATGGACGACGAACGCCTCACTTCTTTAAATCCACGCGGGTTCGTGGTACCAAGCGCGCCGAATACCCACCGCGAAGGAATGGCTCTACAAAGTAATTGTGATCAGGAATGTCAGCTACCCGTTCATCAATCAGAGGCTCAAACACAGGGAACTGCTTGTCAGTTACCGTCTGAATGCTCTTCCGGTTTGCCGTAGAATGACCAAACATAACGCGGCTCTGATCATCAATTGCCTCTAGGCTTCCCATGCCCAGGTTAGGCGTAGTAGCAAAGGGACGGGCAAACACCTGCTTGGGTCCTTTCATACGCACCGTACCGGGAGCACCGAATAGAAGCTCAGACTGCGTATCAATCTCGCATCCACCCTCAGGCGAGTTACCGTAGTTTCCCTTAGGAACGAGTCCGGGAATTGAGGCGGCAACCGCCCAGTCGTTTCCGCATCCGGAAGGAGTGGCTGCCTTTAAGGTTGCAGTATTGGCCTCGTTACGCGCTACGTCCCGCGAAGCTTCGCCCTGACGAGTATTGGCGTACAGAAACGGTAGTCCATAATTAGACGACATCTTGTTATTATAAAACGAATTTAACTCCAGAGAACTTACACTGAGTAACTATGTTGCTCCAACCCTGTGATTGGCTGGAATGCGACTCTAAAGAGAGGAAGTATATTGTAGATGTGTTTGGTAGACTGGATGACGATCGCGTCGCAAAAATTCGGCTTACTGGATTCCACCCGTACTTCTACCTCCGATCGGAGGAAGGCGAAACAAAGGACGCAATGTACACGAGCATCGGATCTATGATGTCCAAAGAAGGCAAGTTTCTTAGTGGGATGAAAATCACCCAGGAAATGAAGCTGGATGCTATGCGTGGATTCAGTGGACTAAGTCCAATCAAAGTTTGGAAACTGACGTTTAATGGCCTTATCATGATGAAGATGGTCGTGAAAGCCCTGAAGTCTGCTAAGCTAGGTAAGCGTGAAATCGTACTAGAAGATATTTACGAAGCAAATCTGCCTCCTTATATTCGTTTGTTTCACGAGATGGATATTTCTCCTGCTTCACCTATTTCGTTCGATGCAGAGGAAGAGGAGCCAGAAGAAGATGAGAATGTAGACGTATGCTTTACAGTCCCTTATGACGAAATTGAACCAGACGCATCTCGTAACGTTCCGCTATATATCGCGGGTTACGATATTGAGACCTATTCGGAATCTGGAAACTTTCCAGTCGCATCCAATCCGTCAGACGAGATTATCCAGATTGGTGTGTCTTTCCGATACACTGACGATCTGCTTTCATCATACAAGCGCTTCGTGTTTGTTTCTGGAACGTGTTCGCCTTCAAAGGATGACACGGTGACTTTCGTGAGCTGCCGAGATGAGAAGCATCTTCTCGAAGAGTTTATGAAGTGTGTTCGATTTGAGAATCCCGATATTATTGCCGGGTACAATACGTTTGGCTTTGATGACTCATATATTGCTGATCGGTGCGCTTACAATCGCCTTATCTTCAATATCGGCCGAGTTGAAATCGATGATTGGCGTAATAGAGGTTCGGTGACCTATGCACATACGGAAGCCAAGAAGTTCGAGCTAGCAAGTGGAACGTTTGCTGTACGGTACCTAAAAGTTCCGGGACGGTTGGCAATTGATCTTCTTCTGTCCGTCCGACGCGAACAGAACCTGGACTCTTACAAGCTGGATAGCGTAGCCAACACCTTCTTGCGAGACAAAGTCACGAAGGTCGTGATTATAACTGGAGAAAAGACGCAGATGTACGAGATCTTTACCAAGACAACTCGCGGACTGTTTAATGGCAATTTGGTCCGATTCGATATTATGACCAATACCACAAACCCTTACCGTGACGGAAAGAAGTTCTACGTGTCTGAAGTCAAGTCTAAGAGTTTCATCGTAGATACTGGAAATGACACTTTATTTGACGACCTGTCTGCCGACGAAATGACCAAGCTAGAGTGGTCATTCTCAAAGGACGATACGTCCGCACAGGAAATGTTTGCGTCTCATCGTGGATCAGCAGATGATCGAGCGGTGATTGCCAAGTACTGTATCCAGGATTGTGACCTAGTCCTCACGCTTATGGCCAAGCTGGATACGATTGTAAATGCTCGTGGTATGGCAGATGTATGTCGCGTACCTATTCAGTACATCTTCCTACGCGGCCAAGGAATCAAGATTTACTCGGCAGTCGTTTACCAAGCTTCTAAGCGTAACCAAATCATCATGACGCAAGAAGGTATCGAAGGCGATACGTCCTATGAAGGCGCGATTGTCCTGCCTCCCAAGATTGGAATGTATCTGGATCAACCCATCCCGGTTCTTGATTTTAACTCGCTGTACCCTTCGAATATGATTGCCTACAACTTGTCGCCAGATACTCTCGTGTACGTGAAGACCTTCAGTTCTACGGGGAAGAAATTGAAGCAAGAAGGACCTGACGGAGCTGATCTGGTAGCCAAAGGATTCAAGATCGACGAAGTATCGTATGATACCTTCGACGAAGAGAAGAAACCTTCCGGTCGTATCACGTGCGGATTCGTTCAGCCAAATGATGATCCTCGTACGGTAGGCGTTCTTCCTCTGACACTGGATATCCTGCTGAAGAAGCGTAAGGAGACACGTAAGTTGATTGAGAAGACTGATGACGATGCTCAGAAATCGGTACTGAATGGTCTGCAGCTAGCTTACAAGGTTGTAGCCAATTCAGTGTATGGCCAGTGTGGTTCGCGGACCTCACCTATCCGCAGACTAGAAGTAGCGGCGTGTACGACTGCAGTTGGGCGTCAGAAGATTTACGATGCCAAGAAGATCGTAGAGACTGAGTTTGGCGGTGAAGTGATTTATGGCGATACAGATTCTATCTTCATCAAGTTTGCCACGAAAGATCTGGCAGAGAGTATTGAGCTAGGTAAGAAGGCAGCAGAGAGAATTACAGCTTCGGGGCGAAAGGCGCATAAGATTGAGTATGAGAAGACATTCTACCCGTTCATTATATTCTGCCGGAAGCGGTACGTAGGTATGATGTACGAGGACGATATTACAAAATGTAAGCGCAAGACCATGGGTGTCGCACTCAAGCGACGCGATAACGCTCCGATCGTCAAGGATGTATTTGGCGGAGCACTGGATTCTCTGATGGAGCATCGTAACATTAAAGTCGCCGAGAAATTGGTTAAGGATATGCTCGTGAAGGTCATGAAGAACGAGTATCCGCTTGAGAAGTTTATCTTGTCCAAGCAGTTGCGAGACGATTATAAGAATCCTGGTCAGATCGCTCACCGAGTTCTGGCCGATCGGATGGAGGAGCGTGATGCAGGTAATAAGCCTCAGGTAGGCGATCGCTTGTCGTACGTCTACGTCGCCAACCGTCATGATGAGAAGAAGCAGGGCGATAAGATTGAGAGTGTGGATTACGTTCGTGAAAAGAAGCTGAAACCTGACGTGGACTTTTACATAACTAATCAAATCCAGAACCCAGTGGCTCAGCTGTTCGCTCTGGCCATTGAAGATTTGGAAGGGTACAAGAAGAGGGATTACGATACGTTCTTCAACGAGTACCGTGAAACTCTAGACGAAGAAGAAGCAACTCTGAAAGTCCTGAAGTTGAAGGAACGTGACTTGGATTCTCTTCTCTTCATGGGTGCTCAATACTTGAAGAAGCATAAGCGTGGTCCAATGGACATGTTCCTGAAACGCTAAGTGGTTTTCAAAGACCTAAACAAGTAAAATAAATGGACGAACGTATCATTGAATTGCTGATCGCTGTAATGAGTGCTCGTGAAGAGTTTTTAACTTCAGAGACTATTCGGACTATCAATTTCCCGTCTCGCGTCAATCTCATTGGTCGCTTTTTGAATACGGAAGCAGCGATTGTCGAAATCGCGAATCGTATTCATGCTACTAACATCTACGGCAATTTAACCAATGCTCTGCTTACGGTAACCTTACCAGCTGTAGGTGGTGCAGTGGCTCGTAATTTTTCAGATCCGGTGACTGTAACTGCTTCTACGAACCAGATCAACGAAGGGCTAGAAACTATTCAGACCGCTTCTTCTCCTTGTGCAATTTGTCAGGAGGCGATTTCTTCTGGCGGGGCCCGAATTCGTGCTTGTCGGCACGAGTACCATCGATCTTGTATTGTGAACTGGTTTTCGATGAGTGTCCGATGTCCAGTCTGTCGGCACGATATTCGTGAAATGGATCCGGAAGCCCGAACATCAACTGACGCATTACGAACATCCGCTCCACTGCCAACCCAGTCGGAGGACTCACAAACCTTGGAATAGTATCCGATTCTCCATACTGAATACGGTGCAACATCCTGCGGATATCATGATTACATTCCTTCATTAGGGTAGAAACATCTTCTTTAGGAAAGAATCCTTGCATATCTCCTGCTCTTGGTGGGAAACACCGTAAGTTATCAATATGCTCAGCATTTCGCTTAAAAATAGTTGGTAATTCGTTGCCTGTACAGATGATCGGGACTCGGCGCTGCGGATCGCGAATCCATTCAATAATCTTATTTTGGGCATGGGGGTCAGAACCGTCTACTTCGTCCAGAATCACACACGTCTTCCTATTTGTTCCACGAATGAAGGAATGAATATTTACAGCTGACCGACATGCATCCTTTATCTTTTCCACGTCTTCAAAGCTACGAATAGATTTGGAGGCGTTAATTTCCAGAGGGTCAAATCCGTAACTTCGGGCTGCAGATAAAGCTAGAGTTGTCTTACCTATTCCCGGTGGACCAGAAAGAATTATGGCCTTTTTGAAATCTCCTTGAAGGTATGTCTTTAAAGCTTCCTTTTCTTCCTTATAACCGATAACATCGTCTAATGTCGTTGGTCTAAAGACTTCCGAGTACATTACTGTCCTTATTCAAAACAATCTAAACGCATTATACGTACCAATAATGCGCATATAAGATAGTGGTTAATCACAGGCTCTTATAAGGCCTGTACCCGAGTTCGAATCTCGGTATGCGCATCTATGGGCAATGAGCCGCCCAGTCAGTACCACACATATGTGCTAGATTACACTTTGCTTCCGATGTCTTAAGCGTCGGAGTATTGGGATCGAACGGTGTGCATGACGTAGTGTACTGAGGCTCACACATATTAGAACCAGGATTCAATAACCATAATTCGGGACAAGGGCCTCCTTTACCTGGAGGAATTACCATCTGTGGGTTTATCACATACTTGTAGATGGCAAGCAACAAAAGAGTAACAAGTACTGAAACAACAACAGCGACAAAAACGTCGGTTGCTTTCATTCTTGTTTTTCTGAAGAGAAAGTAATGGAAGTCGCAAGGCACGTCATAGAAACGTACTTTAAAGATGTTCCAAATCCTTTGGTTCGTCATCACCTGGATTCATTCTCGGATTTACTGAGCACCAAAATTCCCAACTTCATTCGTGGTTGGAATCCTCATCTAGCCCGAATTCTGACTGACGGTCGCGAGATCCGAGTTTTTGTTGGAGGTAAGACTGGTGACAAGATCACTTATATTCCTCCGCTGGACGATACCGGTGCCGCAATTCTTCCTCATGCGTGCCGTCTAGATAACCGGACGTACTCTTTCGAAATCAAGGCTACCGTTGATATTGATTACGTGTTCGGGGACGAGGTTGAAACTCGATCATTTGAGGACGTATCTATTGGCCGTCTACCTCTTATGCTGAAAAGCCCACTCTGCTACCTCTCATCTATGACTCCTATGGAGCTATACGATGCCGGCGAGTGTAAGTTTGAGCTCGGAGGGTATTTCATCATTGGTGGATCGGAGAAGGTTCTTCTTACGCAAGAACGGTTAGCTGATAACATGTTCTATGCTTCCAAGCGTCCTCAAACGTCTGCTTCTCGTCCTCCAGTTGTTGGACGGGTAGAATCGGAAGAGGTGGAAACTAAAGTTGAGGGAGCTACGAAAGGTGAGCCAGACGAGTACATTGCCGGTATTCGTACGATCAACGAGTCTGGTACTCTCGGGCCATACTTCCACTTCCTAGTTCTGCCACCCAAAAACCTTCGGCCTTCTGATCCAGATCTGATTGCCAAGACTCCTGATTTTTCCACGTTTTACAAGAAACGTCTGTGCACAATTCAGTTACCTGGGTTTTCTAAACCGGTACCTATTGTGAGCGTATTCTGTGCTCTTGGAGTCACGAGCGACAAGGATATTTACGATACTATCTTTGCAGGTATTCCCGAAGACGAGCGCACGATTTATGACGAAACGTTTGCCGAAATCATGATGTCTCACCAGGTGTTTTTAGATCAGGAGATGAAGAAGGAGGAAGATCAGAATCAGGATCCTAACCTTTTGGTCTTGAAGCGTGTATGCCGTACGCCTACGCAGGCGGCAGTATATGTGAACCTGTACAACGATCTGTTCTCGCACTGTGAGCCACGTGCCGGAGAAAGTGCTTCGTCGCTGTACCGTCGCAAATCATACCTCCTCGGCAAGATGCTAAAAATGGCGATTGATGTTTCGCTGGGCGTAACTCCGAAGAGTGATCGTGATCATTACCGGTACAAGCGCCTATACGCTTCAGGCGACTTATGTTTCACCGAGTTCCGTCGGATTTATAAGCTGGTATCTGACGATATGCTGCTGCGTCTCGATCGGCGCATCGAGTTCGAGCGACAGACGTACGCTGGCAAGAAGTTAGTTAACTTAATTAACGATACGCCAAATACCTACTGGAAACCTTACCTATTCCTTTCGGAAATAGAGAAGTCTTTCAAGGGTAAGTGGGGAGGCAAGGATGGAGTGTCGCAAGAACTGTCTCGATTTGCTTACCTCGGCACAGTAGCCAATCTGCGTCGCGTGAATTTGGATATGGACAAGAATACTAAGGCACTAGAAGCTCGGCGTCTGCACGGAAGTTCTTGGGGATACATGTGCCCTTCCGATAATCCTGATGGCGGAAGCGTAGGTATGATCAAGTCTATGACTCTATTGTGTTCTATTACGACTGCGACTCCTTCATCTGTTGTTTTGGATCTAGTTAAGTCAGTTAAGACATTCAAGCCGTCTCATCTCATTCACCCATCAAAGTTCAGTCCGGCATGGACTCGCGTGTATATCAATTCAGATATGGTAGGAGTNTTTACGGCTGGAGCCGAAGATTTCCATTACGATATGATCCAGAAACGCCGATCCCGTGAAATTTCAAAGTTTGTCTCTTTGTGCTGGAATCGGCTAGATAACGAGTACATCATTTTTACTGATGCTGGTCGTGCCACTCGTCCCCTGTATCGCGAAGGAGTCAAGCCAGAAGCTGTTAAACGTATTTCTAAGTGGGCGGATTTTGACAGTAAGATTCTGGATTACGTTGATTCCCAGGAGACTGAGAGTTTGCGCGTACAGATGGAACCGTTCTCTGATCAGAAGTTATCGGAGATTCACGGCATCACCATCTTCTCTGCTTCCGGAAGTGTGATTCCCAACTCGGATTTCAACCAGGCTCCTCGTAACATGTTCTCATGCCAGCAGACCAAACACGCGTGTTCGTGGTACAATACTGCCTTCAGTAAACGATTCGATACCATTGCTACGTGGCTCAATTATCCCCAAATCCCGTTATCTCAAACTTGGACGACGCGTCACATTATGGGTAAGGATGGATGCTTAGGGTATGGCGAGAACTCGATTGTGGCTTTGGGAATTTATTCAGGGTACAATCAGGAAGATTCAATTATCCTGAACGATTCGGCTCTCAAGCGTGGAATGTTCAATACGACATACTACCATTCGTACGATGTTCAGGAAGAGATGATCAATATTATGGCACAGACGCATACTGAGTTTGGAAATATTGTGACCGATCCTCGCTATCGTGAAACTGTCGTGCCGCAGGAAGGTAAAGATTACTCTAAACTTGACGGCGATGGAATTATCAAGCAGGGATCGGAAGTCGATGAAGATACGATTCTAGTGTCTATTGTGACTCCGGTAACTAAGGGTGAAGAACAGGTAGGGTTCCGTGATAAGTCATACAAGCCTAAGCGCGGCCAGACTGGAAGGGTAGAAGCAGTATACCGGTACATTAATCGCGACGGACTTCGTGGAGTGAAGATTCGTATTGCCGAGAAGCGTGTACCGGTTTTGGGAGACAAGTTCTGTTCGCGCCACGGACAGAAGGGAACGGTTGGGTTTCGCTTAGCAGAAGAGGATATGCCGTACACATCATCGGGACTAAAGCCAGATATTATCGTGAATCCCCATGCTTTCCCAACACGCATGACGATCGGGCAGTTCATTGAAGGTATGGCTACAAAAGCCGGACTTCATGTTGGTTCTCTCGTTGACTCAACGCCTTTCTCTACGCAGAATCGTATTGGCGAAATCAAGGATCTGCTCACTAAATTAGGGTACCATCCGTACGGACACGAAATCATGTACAATGGCCAGACTGGAGAAATGATGGACGCCGAAATCTTTATTGGTCCGACCTACTACTTGCGTCTCAAACATATGGTGGAAGACAAGATCAATTACCGTGCACGTGGTCCCAAGACCATGCTGACCCATCAGCCAGTCGAAGGCCGAGCAAATGATGGTGGACTGCGTATCGGAGAAATGGAGCGCGACGGCCTCATTTCCCATGGCTTATCTAAGTTTTTGAATGAGAGCTTGATGGAGCGCTCAGACAAGTCAGAAACTTTATTACAGAAAGAAACTGGATATTTAGATTCAACGGCCGAGCTAGAAGGGTCGGTAATTACTACACCTTATGCTATCAGCTTACTGCTACGTGAGCTAGAATCCATGCATATCTCAGTTCGGCTCGCCTCATAGAAACGAATTTTATTGGATCAAGTTTATAAATGAACAAAGAAATGACTGACCATATGTACGTAACAAAGCGTAATGGCGATCGCGTTCCGGTCTCATTCGACGAGATTCTCCAGCGTGTCCGTAAACTATCGGACGGGCTTGAGCATGTTAACCCGGATCTAGTCGCCCAAAAGGTCTGTAATCAGCTTACTGACGGTATGCCAACTTCAAAGCTTGATGAGTTTGCCGCGGAAACGTGTGCAATGATGCAGGCACGGTATCACCCGAATTATGGTACTCTAGCGTCTCGTATTGTGATTGATAATCACCACAAGACGACTCCGGATAATTTGATGGAGTGTGTAGAGAAGCTCTACCATGGCAAGACCCAGATTGTTTCTGATGAGTATCATGATCTAGTTTGCAAGAATGCTTCGACGTACCAAGAGATGATTTGCTACGATTGCGACTATATGTTCGATTACTTTGGGTTCAAGACTCTTGAGCGCGGATACCTTCTGAAGGTAGATGGTGTGACGGTAGAACGTCCCCAGCATATGTGGATGCGTGTAGCTATCCAGCTCCATGCCGCAAACTTTGTGAAGGTGAAGGAAACCTATGATGCTCTGTCACGAGGATACTTCATTCACGCAACTCCTACGCTATTCAATTCGGGAACTCAAACTCCCCAGCTCAGCTCTTGCTTCCTAGTCCAGATGGCCGAGGATTCTATTCAGGGTATTTACAAGACTCTGGGCGACTGTGCTCAGATTTCCAAGTGGGCTGGTGGAATTGGTCTGTCAGTACATAACATCCGTGCTCGCGGCTCCAAGATTCACGGCACGAACGGTGAGTCTACTGGCCTAGTCCCCATGCTCAAGGTGTTCAACGATACTGCAAAGTACGTGAACCAGGGAGGTAAGCGCAACGGTTCGTTCGCTATCTACCTCGAGCCATGGCATGCAGATATCGAAGATTTCCTGCGTCTGCGTCTCAATCAGGGTGCCGAAGAGGATCGTGCTCGTGACCTATTCTACGGTCTGTGGATTCCCGATCTGTTCATGAAGCGGGTTGAGGCAAACGGAGATTGGACTCTGATGTGCCCGAAGGAATGCCCTGGACTAGACGATGTTTGGGGTGAGGCATTTGAGGCTCTGTATACGAAGTACGAGACTGAGGGTCGTGGACGCAAGAGTATTCCTGCGCAGAAGATCTGGCAGATGATTCTGGATTGCCAGATTCAGACGGGTAATCCTTACCTGTGCTACAAGGACGCCGCTAATCGTAAGTCCAATCAGCAGAATTTGGGTACGATCAAGTCGTCCAATCTGTGTACTGAGATCATGGAGTACACATCACCTAAGGAGACTGCGGTATGTAACCTAGGTTCACTGGCTCTACCCAAGTTCGTGGAGAATGGAGTCTTCGACTTCGAGAAGCTTCAGTTGTATACACGTGTTCTGGCTCGTAATCTGGATATCGTGATTGATAAGAACTTCTATCCTACTCCCGAGACTCGCGCTTCAAATATGCGTAATCGTCCCATCGGGATTGGTGTTCAGGGACTGGCCGATGTGTTTGCTCTGCTGCGTCTGCCATGGTCTTCTCCCGAAGCTTCAGCTCTGAATGCTAAAATCTTTGAGAATATTTATTACGCGGCCTGCCAGTCCAGTATTGAAAGTGCGGCGGCAAATACGGACGAAGCGTACTGGCGCGGAATGCCAGTAGTTGAGAAGGCTGGTCATTATGAGTCGTATCCTGGTTCTCCAATTTCTCGTGGCGAGTTCCAGTTTGATTTGTGGGGCGTAACTCCTACACTAGATTGGGAGTCTCTACGTCGTGAGATGTCGCGCTACGGAATCAGGAATTCGTTGCTGGTAGCTCCTATGCCGACTGCCTCAACCTCCCAGATCCTGGGCAATAACGAGTGCTTCGAACCATTCACGTCGAATCTTTATACTCGCCGTGTCCTCGCAGGAGACTTCATGGTGGTGAACAAGTATCTAGTCGCCGACCTGATTAAGTTGCGCCTGTGGAACTCGTGGATTCGGGAGCAGATTATGGTTCATAATGGTTCTATTCAGAGCATTGAGGAGATCCCCGATGATCTGAAGGAACTGTATAAGACTGCATGGGAAATCCCGCAGAAGACTCTAATTAATATGGCTCGCGATCGCGCTCCATTTATCTGCCAGTCACAGTCACTCAATCTGTTCCTGGTCGAGCCCACATATGCCAAGATTTCGTCTATGCATATTTACGCATGGAAGCAGGGACTCAAGACTGGATGTTATTATCTGCGTACAAAGGCCGCAGCCTCTGCCCAGAAATTCACCGTCGAGCCCTGCCAATCCTGTTCGGCCTGAAGAATTTCTTCTAGAAAGAGTATAAACCAAAATGGCCGACGCTGCTCCTGAAGTCACCGGTGGTGCTGCTCTCTCCCCTCTACCCCTAGGCGGCCGCCGCCGCTCCCACAAGAAGCTCCGCGTCGTCAAGAAGAAGACGGTGCGCCGCATGCTAAAGAAGATGGGACTGAAGATGCGCGGTGGCGCTGCGGGTGAGCTGACGCCCGATAAGCTCGCGGCCGATAAGTCCGCCGTTGGTGCCGTTGTACCCGCGGAGGGTGCTGCCGCGAAGGGTGGCCGCCGCCGCTCCCACAAGGGTCGCAAGAGCCACAAGCGCTCTCGCAAGATGTTCGGCCTCTTCTAAGCAGTAGG